GCCAGGGCATCCCGAATATCGGGGGTCAGGCGCTCGAGGGCGCGGGCAACCTGATGTCGGGTATCGGGGGAGCGGTCAACGCGGCAGCCACGGACCCGAACGCTGGACCCATCGGTCTCACCCGGAACCTGCTCCAGGCCGGCGCGCAAGGCCTGGCGTCCAACGTGGAGAGTGATCCAACTCTCTTTGGCGCGGGTGTGCGGGGAGCCATCTCGGCCTACCAGTCACCACTCCGCCAGCAATTGCTTCCGAACATCACGGACCCCGAGCACCCGGTCAATGTGATGCGCGATCTTCAGCAGAAGTACGGCACGTCCATGCCTGATGATCGCATGACACCCGAGGACAAAGATCGAGCAGATAACCTGATGATGGCGATCGGCGGCGCAGTCACTCCGGCCGACTGGGTTCAGGGCGCGTACAAGGGTGGCGTTATCGGCGGTCTGAACACGATGGCTGACGTGGCCTCGAACGCCACGCTCAGCCCCATCCTGAGCGCCGGCGCGGGGTACGTGCGGGATCTCATCTCCCTCTCACCTGGGCGTATGGCTGGCCGCACGCTGGGGGCCATGTCCGGCATCGCCGACTGGGGCAACAATTTCCTGGCTGGCCTGAGCGATTCGCTGTCACGCCCCACGTCGCTGTCGGCACGGGCGGGCGGCGGCGCGCCGAGAATCATGGCCAATCTGATCGAGGGGATGGGTGCGCTGCACGGCGCGTTCCAGAACGCGACCTCGGAATTGATCCAGGCGATGGAGCGGGGCGCCGCGGCGGGTGATGCCGCCGGCAACACCATCTTCAGTCCGGCCTGGAAGGGCAATTTCAGCACCGAGCTCGGGCGGCTACCGGCGGACGTCGTCGCGCGGGCGCAGGCGGTGGGTGATCGGACGGCGGCCCGTGGCGATCTCGGCACACTGGCCAGTGCGTTCGGCAACTTCGTGAATCGTGCCGGGCCGATCGGCGACGCGTTGTTTCCCGTGTATCGCATGGGCATGGCGCTCGGCAGCCGCATGGTCGAGGCGTCACCGCTGGGCCTGGTCGGCACGGGCTTCGACGTCGCGCGAGGCCTGGCTGGAAAAGGCCCGTACGCCGCGGGCCTGGGCAGCACGCCGACGGGCACGGCTGTCGGGCCGCTCACCGAGCGGCTGACCAACAACATCATCGGCACCGTGGCCAGCATGTGGCTGGCCAACAAAGCCCTGGCCGGCCAGGTCACCGGCGATGGACCGACCGACCCCGGCCAGCACCAGGCGTGGCTGGCGAATGGCAATCAGCCGAATAGCTTCATCGGACCCGACGGGGCCTACCACAGTTGGCAGAAACTGCCGCCGCAGTTGCGCGGTCCGTTGATGACCGCAGGGGCCTACGCGGATGCGTACCAGGCCTACGCCAAGGCCCTGGCGACCAAACAGACGGCCGGGCCACAGGCGTATGGCATTGAAGAGCCGCTCACCGCGGCGGCCTGGCAACTGGTGTCTGAGATTGGGCGTCAGGTGGCCTCAGCGACGCCGATGCGGACCCTCGCAGACCTGTACGACGCGGTCGGCTCGAGTTCGAACGCGTCCGGTGCTGGCATGAGCGCCGCGGGGGATGTTGCTTCGAAAGTCCTGGGCGGCATGGTCCCAGCCTCGGGCACGGTGCGTTCGGTGGCCGAGATGACTGACCCGACGCAACGCCAGACGCTGACGCCGCGCACGCTGCAGGAGTTGCCGCAGAGTGTCCTCGAGCACGTCGCCCAGAATATTCCTGGACTGCGGGAGGGCTTGCCCGCGCGCCAGGACGTGCTCGGGCGACCTATCAGCAACCCGTTGCAAGGCCTGGGGGAGCTGTTGCCGGTTCGGACTGCCGCGGGGCAGCAGACGCCGCTGCTCGAGGCGATGCAGCGTCTGGGGGTGGCGCCGTCCGGGCCGCCAGCCACGATTCCATACGGCCCAGCCAACGAGCTGCGGCTGAAGCCCCAGGAGCAGCGCGCCTTCGAGCAGTATCGCGGCCAGATCCTGGAACGGTCAGCCGCGCCGCTGGTGGCGTCGCCGCAGTTTCAACAGATGCAGCCCTACGCGCAACGCGCGGCGCTTGAGCGTATCGACTCGGCCGCGGCGTCGGCCGCTGGTCGGATGGTGCTGGGCGACATCGTGCGCACGCCTGGCGCGGCCCAGAGCCGTATGCAGTCGACGGGCGTTCTCGCGCCAGTGGTGGGCTATGGCCCGGACATTCTCGGCAATCAATACACCGACCCAGGTGCGTCAGCACGTCTGGCCCAGCACCAGGCGCTCATCCAGTCGCTGCTGGGGAGCTAGGGGTTGACCCAGAGCGGGCAAGTCATGGCGACCTGACCGCCCTCAGGCGTCGTAACCACCGAGCAGCCGCTGTACAGCAGGTGCAGGTAGGTGTCGCCGCCCATGCCCTGAATCCGGTAGGTGCTGTGCAGATTGAGCGCCAGAAGGGTCGCGCAGACCATTGCTGAAGCGATCAGGATCGCGAGGACCAGGGGCCAGGATTTAGACTGAGTCTGCATCCGGAAGAACCTCCTTCGGTGCCGTGCTCCCGGCAGTTCGCGCTGTGCGGGAGCCTTTTTGATGTGCTGCGCACTATAGCGCCGGAGGGTTGAGTCGGTCGGACTTGCGCGGTGTTATCGTAGGCGTGTCTGAGAAATGCCAGACGCTGAGCCAGGCGCACCTGCCCCGACGAGTCCGGACGGCGAGTCCCAGGTCACCATCGCTCTCGGTCCCGATCAATCGATCTATCCCGAGAGCCTGAGACCCCCTGAGACCACGCCCGCACCACCCGCCGACGACGCACCGGAACCTGACGAAGCAACGATCCCCGAACCGCCGCCCGAAAGCGCTGGAACCGTCGTCCCACCCGAACAGGGTGAGACGCGGGGGACCCGCCGACGAGCTGCCGACGAGGCGTACCAGCGTGGGCTGGCAGAAGGTCAAGCCAAGCACGAACGGGAGCAGGCCGAACGCACACGCGCGCAGCAATACGAGCAAACGCAGCGCGAAGCCACGCAACGCGTGGACGGTCTGTTTCAAGACCTGGGTTCGAATGACTGGGCCACCGTGGATCGGGCCCGGCGCGAGCTCGCCCAGATGTACGGCGGTAACCGTGAGGCGCAACAGCTTCAGCAGGCCACGCGGCAGCAGATCCTGGCCGAGATGGCCCAGGATTTTTCAACGCTGCGCGACCTCGAGGGTGTCGGCGAGAACGAGTACCAGACCCTGCACAGCGCCCCGTCCGCCGCGGACCTGGCCAAACGTGCCTTCGACCTGGGTAAACGCTCGCGCGAGGATCAGGTGGCTCGGCTCGAGGCCGAGCTGCAGGGCCTCAGAGGTCGGTTGGTCGGTTCGCGCGCCACGCCCGAACGCGCCAATGGCTCGAGCCACTCAGACGGCAACGTTTCGATCGAGGAATACGCGACCCTGTCGCCGAAAGACGCCCGCAAACTGAGCCCAGCGCAGATCGATGCGATGACGGCCCAGATGCGCGCCGACGCCGAGCGCAGTCGCAGCTAATCAGGGCTGACTTCAAACAGCCCTCCACCGGAGGGTTCATACCTTGGCCGACGTCACGATTACGACGGCCGCGCTGTACATCGACCAGGTCTGGTCGCCTGAACTCAATCGGGCCATCCAGTACGACGTCGTGATCGCGGCATTGTTCGACGACAAAAGCGCGCTGGTCGACCAGCACGCCAACACCATCAACCTGCCGTCAAGGCACAACCTGACTGCCAACGCCAAGGCGGCGGGCACCGCACTCACGCCACAGGCCATCACCGAAACCCAGCAGCAATTCGTCCTGCCGATGACCAACGGCCATCGCGCCATCGCGCAAGAGATCGAGGACATCGCCGAGATCCAGTCGCGCTACGACATCCGCTCCGAGACCACCGTCGCCGGCGCCTACGCCCTGGCGCGGCAGATGGACGTGGATGCCGCCAGCCTGTTCGCCGCTGCGACCAACTCGAGTGGCACGAGCTCGGCCGAACTGACCGACGACAACCTGATTCTTGCCCGCACACTCCTGAGGAACAATGCCGCGCCCAGGCCCTGGTACATCGTCGTTCCCCCAGCCACCTACTCGGGTTTTCTGAAGCTCGAGAAATTCACCAACATGCTGTACATCGGCGAAAGCACCGAAGGCACGGCGGTGGAAGAAGCCAGGGTCGGCAAGATGTACGGCGCCGACGTCTATGAATCGCAGTTGCTCGCAGGCAGCGCGCCGGCGGCAACGGGTGCGTTCTGGAGCAAGACGCACTACTTCAAAGCGATTCAGCGCCAGCCCACCACCCACACCTGGTACAGCCCGCTCGACCTGGCCTGGATCGTGTCGATGGACTGTATTTACGGGATGTTCGAGCGACTGGAGGCAGACGAGGCCGCGGCAGCCACCACCAACTCGAGCAACTGGGCTGTCAAGCTGCTCTGCACCAAGTAGACCGCCGTGTCGAACGTCGACATGTTCCAGGGCGCCAACTACGCCCCGTTCACGACCTCGAACGTGGCGGTGAAAACCCGCGGTGGCCGCATCGCCAAGATCGTGGTCACCGCGGCGATTACCGGCTCGCTCACGATCTACGACAATCCGTCCGCGGCCAGCGGCCAGATTCTGTACGTGTCGGCCGCGACGCCGGGCGTTGGCATTATCCCCATCGACATCCCGGCTCGCTCGGGCATCTTCCTGGTGCCCGGCTCGGCCGGCGCGGGCATCGTCGTCTATTCCTGAGCATGCCGAATGTCATCGTCAGGCCCGGTCTCGAGCAGCAGGCGTACGCCGTGAAGTTTCACGTGCGCCTGCCCGCGCGGGCAACCGCGGACCTGATGCAACGACGGCTGCAGTGGTCGCTGGAGCGCATGATTCCGAGACTCGCGCGGCAGGGCTGGACGTTCGTGCGGTTAGACGCCCGCCCGCCGCGCGGGCCCCTGCCCGTCGTCCCCGTCAAAGGGTTCGGAAAACCGCCCCCAAAACGACGGCGGGTGCCTGGCCAGCCCTCGCCGCCACCGCTGCCCGATGACAGCCTGGTGCGCGTCAGCACCCTGCCGACGTTCGGGCCCAAGGGGGCCCACCTGATGACCGACGAGGTCGACTGGGAGTACTCAGCGCTCTTTCATCGACCAACGATTCCTACCGCCTACGTGCAGCAGCAAGGAGAGCCCGAGCCCGCATGGCTGAAACACTGACCG